TGCTAGATCGGCATTGATTGCATCTGATTTCTCCGCAACTGCTTCGCCCGTAATTAGGCTTGCAAATGGATTATCAGGTGTCGTCTGCGACTTTGCTAATAGAGCTTCGTATTTGGATTCAGCGACTTCGCGATCAGCTTTGTCCTTGGCGGACGCCTTGCGAAACTTGCCTACATCCTTTCCGATACGACCATCTCGCGCCGACAACCACTCTCTTCGAGCATCATCATCAAGACCATCATATAGCTGGTTTAGGTATTCTGGAATATCTTCAGGCTCAATGCTGTCGATATTAACTTCCTGTGAATGAACGTTTCCTTCATCACCAGCATCTGGATCACCATCTGGGTCATCACTTGGATTCCCGTCGGGTTCATCTCCGCTCGGCTCGTCTCCTGCGTCTGGATCGTCTCCCTCGCCCGTTGGGGTTGGGGGATCTAGCTTAGGGTCTTCCTCGAACGAATGCTCTCCCTCAAACATTGAGAGATCGTCTGGCGCTGTGATTACGGATGCATCTTTTGGGACTGCATCTTTGTCCGTTTCCTTTGTATCTGTCATAATATCTCTTCCGACTAACGTGCGGCGATCCGATATATATATATTACAGGCGATACTTTTTTATTCCACTGGTGTCATGAGGGCGATTGCTCTGTCGATTCCCATCATCTCGCCAAGAACCCATTCTCCGCTCTTTCCGTCCATCTTTTCCTTACGAACATCACCATATAGGTTCTCCCGCTCGGCTGAGAGTCCAGCTAGGATGATAGACATTTCTGCCTCCATCTGCCACACTGCGATTAGTGCTTTTTCGATTTCCTCTGGTGTGGGTATATGATTATTGTGCATTGCTAATTCCCTCCAACATGGCTGCTTCTGTTCCGCGAGCGCCGATTCCCGCATTCTCCTGCTGTGTAAGCTGGAATTGATATTGATCGACGTATAATTGAAGGCGCTGCTCAAATAATGGGTTAGCCTGAAGATCCGCAAAGATGTCTGGCTGACCTGCCCATTGCTTGATATACTCTATGGCTATCTTTGCACCCGATGGTTGAGCAGGAACCGATTGACCAGACTTAATTAATGCCAAGTCCTTTGATACCTTATCAATGATGTCGGCTCTAGATGCATCTCCAGACCGTAGGATTCGCCTAGCGTGCTGTGGAAGATTCAGCATATATAGAACATTCATAGCCTCACGGCGATCTCCTGCCCCCTCTGTGTCGGCCTGAAGGAGTTTGATGACATTCTCCGTCACCTTGTCCCGATACTCGTTGTTATCGAGCCTGACGTCATACTGGACGCTCACATCAATGTCCTCAAAGGTTGAGCCTTTCTGGAATGTCTGTGGTGCAACCGTAGGATCTCCCGTAATTCGGAAGATTCGCTCCTCTGGGCCATGCAACTTATACATCTTCCACGCTAACTTCGTCACCTTAGACCAGTGAAGGAGGACGCGAGAAACACAATACTGTAATCGAGCTACTGAGTTTTGATCGTCAGGGTCTAACCCCACGATTCTATCAGCTAGTTTTTCATAGTGCTCATGCATCGCAGGTTTTTGCGGCATCATGTTAGGGATGTCGAAAGAGCCGTAGTCATCGCGAGTTCCGCGCCTAATGGCGATAGATACGCCAGACCCCCAGCGTGGCAGATTGCCTCCCATTGGGTAGTATCGCGGGGGGTCCATTGCTAAATTAGCATTGTCGTTTGACAGGTCGCTAAGGATCTTTACATCTCTCTGGATGCCACGAAGCAACTCACAGTCCGAACGCCCCTCAAATAGCCTCTTAGCGTCATCCTTGTAGGTTGTGACAGCAATAGGCAGGACATCTAATCCGTTAATGAGATCGTATGATAGGAACTTCTCATCATCTTCGTCCTGTGCTTGTCGTGGACACCAGATAACTTCATAGATGCCTAGTGCTCCATCTTCAGGATCAACCTTGCGGATCAGTGTTCGGACGATGAACGCCAATTCCTCTGTGTCTGGATTCTCGACGTGAAAGGTTGTTGATCCTGTATTTGCCCTGATGCCGTCTATGTCATTATTCGTGACGCCCATGAAGTTCTCTAGGATATCGTCAAGAACTTCCTGATCCCACTCCTCTGCCGATGCAGTTGCAATAAGTTCGGGCTGAGACATAAAAGAGACTACGTGACACCGATCCGCCTGTTCGGGATCAATCGTGTAAGGGGGGAAGAATACTTCTGCGTCGGGCGAGAGTGTAGAGATTACAGGCTCGTCAATGGACATAGCAGCAACTGGCAGGTCTGCAACTCCATCTTTTCTCAACTGCTTTAATGCACGTCGCGCAATCTTCTCATTCACGAACTCAAAGTTATTCTGAAGGATCTCAATAACCTCGTCTTCTCGATCCTCATCCGCAAATAGTTCCGCAATTAGTGGATCAATCTCTGCGAAGTCCTCTAGGTCTAGGCGCTCCTTTAATTTCTGCTTTAGCTTGCGCCAGCCTACATAGGTTGCGGCGAAACTCTTCTCGAACATATAGTTGGCAGCTAGATTAAACTCTCTGTGAGGGTTCTTGACCCATGAGTTCATCATGTAGCGAACAAAATGCGTAACACTGGCGCTGCGCTCAAGATCATCCGATCCTGTAGGGATGGCTGATACATCACCATTCACCCATGCGTTCCAACAGATTGCCACCTTAGCGTCGATTCGAGGGTCAATAATCCAAGCTTCACTATCTGAGGCAAATTGATACGGTCGAGCATCAGGATCATTCTTTCTCAGGTCGGACGTCTTGCCCGACCATTGGTTGCGTCGCTGCTTATAGTTATCCTCCATTCGCTCATAGAAACCAGTGTTCCCGTTAAGGTCATCGTCGAAGGCTCGCTTAATAGCGACCATGTGCGGGCTGTCGCCACTCTGAGAGATTTGATCTAAATATGAGTCTTCCATGTTATTTGATTATACTAATACTCCTTTTCTCGATCTGTAGTCATTTGCTTCTTTCGCAATCGGTAGTTTTCTGAGCTTTGCAATTGCTCTATCCTCCGTGTTTCTTACGTCCTTGATAGACATGCCAGTCCTCTGAGAAATCTCTCGGTGAGACATTGAGGGGATGTCCTCATCGACCATATCCAGCATTGCTAATAGGAGGGAGTCGTTAATCGCTTGATTTATAGCTTTCTTATTCATCGTTCCACGGGTTAAATTCATATATCCACCTGTCATCAGCGACCTTTCGCTTATCAACTGAGATTTCACGACCGAGGAAGTTTCTTGGAGGGTAGCCGTCAGGAATCATGACATTGAACTTTTCCTTATTCTCGTCAACTGCCTCAACGAAGCGCGGGAATCTATCATCAGCAAAGACGACAGTGAGCTTTACTGTCACGGGGCTGGTGATTCCCACAAGTTCATCTGTGAGGATTTGGGCTTCTTCTGGTGAAATCTCTCCACTGCTTTCGGGAAATAGTCTCTTGCGCTTCTTGGCAATGACTAGGCGGTGAACTCCGATCTTCTTTTCTAGGTCTATATATTTCATAATTAATACATTGGTTTAGTTGGAACGTTTACGGCGAAGGATTTGTTCGTGTAATGTTCAGGCCCATCGCCCATATTAGCTGTTCGTAAATAGCGAAGGCAGTCAATCCAGTCCTTTAGTGCCTCGGCTTTCTTCCCGTCCGTGTGATAGTTGATAATGCTATAAATCAGATTCCCGCAACTCTCGTGAATGTGTATCTTCGGCTTGTTAATTGAGTCTATCTCAATATCAGGGTTATACGTAAACCACTGGTCAATCATTTGAATGCCCTCTTCTTCTCCACGACCATCGCTAGGAATTACCTCCATGCCCTTTTCGGAGAAGTCAGTGAACATATCTACATCATCATGTTCAACTGCCATGAAGCGGCTATCCCCAATCCTCTCATATACCTCAATGCCTAGATTCTTCTCAATTTCCTTGAATAGCTCGACATAAGAGTATTCCTTTACGTCGGTCTTGATGGCATATCCAAGCTTCTTTGCTGATGGGCCATGCTTCCATTTGGGATCTCCGAACACTGCCCACTCTCCATAGGTTGCTCGGTCAGGCCACTCGGCTAGGACTGTGATATTCTTCTTGGCATCTACCGCAGCCCAAATGACGGCGAAGTTACGAGCACCAGCAGGATCAATTATCTGATAGACCGTGTGGGTCTCCTTCGTGATCTTAGGAAGTTCCTTGATGACGTGGACGTTCTCAGAGAATAGCGGAAAGATTGTTGTCATACTCTTTGTCGGCCAGCCATAGGCTAGAGTCATGATATTGTCTTCGCTCTCACCAAATAGATCGTCCTTGAATCTCTTCTTGTTCGTGAATGGATTTCTGAGCGTATGAAAGAATACTACCCCAGCCGACTTCTTCTTTGGCTGCATAATATACGGCATTGTCGGATGGTTCGGCAATATATCAGGATCGGTCGGAAGGGTTTTGAGTGTCTGCGCCCCATTGAGGACTAGACCAACCGTAGGTGTGTGACCATCCAGAGGCGTGAAGGTTAAGAGGATCTTAGCATCATTATCCGCGCAACGACGATACAGGCGCTTGATAAGTTTCTCATCACCATAATACTCGTCAGGCCATGAGCCGATGTTTGGTGCTGTGCAGAGTTCTGGCTTGCATCCGAGCTTATATCCCTCAATAAGCTTCTCATTGTTCGCGAACTGAGTGTAGAACTTGAACAGGCACTTAGAGCCATTACGAAGCACGAACTTGAATCCAGTGAAGCCGGTCTTCTCATTATAGCTGACATTGGCAACCTTCTCCTTGATCTTCTCTCCCTTATATTCCTCTGGCAGCATGTCGTAGATGTAGGGTTGCTGCATCTCGATACTAGCATCCTTATCCTGCGCCCAGCAGATGATTAGAGTGCCGGGGTTCCCCATGAGGGCTTCGACGACGTGCCTTGGGCGCGGGCGGA